TGAAGTTGTTATTCGCGTAATCACTGAAGCATTTTGGTGATGCTTGCAAATGGTAGGTTTGGATATCCTAGGTAAATCCACTCTGAGAGTATGCATATCGCTTAAGGCGGTGAACCGATGTTTCGATTCTTCGGCAGTGGTTACACGAATAACAATTACACCGAATGCGGGTAGATGTATCTGTGGTTGACCGTCATCTAGATGACGCATGAGTTTAGCGACTCCCGGTTCGAATCCGGATGCCCGCTCCAATTTTTAAAAGAATCAACCAGCGCAAGCAACACCGTCAGACACATCGGTAAACTTGGCATATGTTTGCAATGATTCAGGCCGTTCCTCCTGATAGCGCAATGTCAGAAATGTGTTTAGCCAAGGGTCCGCTTACCTGTATGCCAGTTGTCTCGCTGGTGGCGAAGAGAGATAAAGATAAGTGCCCGCACTCGCGGCAATCGTCTTTATCAGGAATGGATTGCAAGCTGGTAAACAATCGGTATGGCACCTCCGATTGGCTGGGTTCAAGTCCCAGTGCAATCCACTCCGATGCAGATGAAAGCGGGCGTGGCCTCGGACCATCGGGAGCTGAGGCAATCGACAAATAGACGTAGCGGCCTTATTTGGCCATCCGCATCACTAAGCCCGCAACCTCACGGAAGCGGGCTTTTTCATTTCCGGCATCGTGATATAGTTTCAGGCATACGGACAGGAGAGGGAATTAACATGCATATCCAGTATTGCAAGAATTGGTGGAAATTCAGTATCGCTCGGTCGGGCTCTGTATTCAGGTTCGACGCGTTCGGCTGCCTTGTATTCCTCAAGCTGGGATCGGCATATTTCCTGTTTCGCAAGCGCATCTGGAAATCATACTGATGACTCCTGAGCAGCAAGCCTTATTCGATAACCTTACGCAGCTCCAGCAGCGAGTAGCCACGAACGTGCTTGCAGGCATGAGCCAGCGCATCGCCTATTACCAGGCTGGTGGCAGTGCAAATTCTGATGATGCAGCTGATGTTGTTGCGTCGAGAATGTTAAGTGAGGTTGGGGTTAGAGCATTCATGGATTCAATGAAAAAGCAAGCGGTTTCTGACGCAATTATGACTCGCGAGGAGGCCATGAAAATCCTTACGACTCTGGGTCGCGGCAACCTCACTGATATCGTCAAATTCAAAACCTCACACGTCGGCCAGAATGCTGAGACGGGCGACGACGTTCATCAGACAACCTGGCTGATTGACGAAGATCTTCAGGCGAATGACCCTGACAAGCTAATGATTATCTCCGAGCTGGAAGTCGGCAAGAATGGCCCGAAGATCAAGCAGCATTCCAAAGTGGCGGCCATCGCTCAACTCGCCAAGATGGGAGGCTGGGAAGCCGCGCAGAAATTCGAACACGCTGGCCCTGGCGGCGGCCCAATCCTGACCAGGGATGTCACCGAGCTTTCTGATGAAGCATTGCTCGCGCTGATTGCAGGCTCTGCGGCGAAAGACGAATGACACCAGTGCAACTGGCGGCCCAAGAGCTGCTTAGGCGCAGGAAGGCTCGCAGGGGCCTTCTCGACTTCATCCTGTATATCAACCCCGAATACATCGTCAGCGAGTTTGCGCAGGAGTTGTGCGCGGCACTCGATCAGTTCTTCCTTGATCAGCAGGCCGGGCTGCGTCCGGTGCTTGTAGTCCAGGCGCCACCACAACACGGCAAGTCGGATATCGTCAGCCGGTACGCGCCTGCGCATATCTTCGGCCTGAACCCTGATCTATCTATCGGCGGACTGTCCTACTCCAAAGACCTGGCGACCGACATGAACCGCGACGTTCAGCGGATCATGCTCAGTCCTGAATACCATCTGCTGTTCCCTGGCGCCTCGCTGAGTGCAAAGCGCGCCGTGACCGTGGATGTGGAAGCCAAGCGCAACAGCGACGTGTTTGAGATCGTTGGGCGTAAAGGCCGATACATTGGCCAGGGTGTCGGCGGTCCTCTGACTGGTAAGCGCCTGGACATCGGCGTCATCGACGACCCGATCAAGAACGCCCAGGAGGCATTGAGCGAGACGATCAAGGACGGTATCTGGAACTGGTACATCACGACCTTCCTGACGCGCCTCAGTAAGAACAGCGGCCAGATCATCATGGCTACCAGTTGGGCAACTGACGACCTGTCAGGCCGCATCCTGAAGATCAACGCAAAAGCCAAACATCTAAAGTTTGTCGCGGTCAATCTGCCAGGCGAAAAGGGATACAACCCGGCTCGGCGTGAAGGCGCGCTTGTCCCTGACCTGCATCCGCTCGACAAGCTGCTGGAAACCAAGGCGATCATGTCCGATTACTTCTGGTCGGCCATGTATCAACAGTCCCCCGTCGCGCTTGGCGGCAACATGTTCAAGACGGATGGCTTCAAGTTCTGGAAGGGTGTGCCGCCTAAACTCAAGTGGCGCGCCGTGTTCGCAGATACCGCGCAGAAGACGAAAGAGCATAATGACTATTCCGTCTTCCAGTGTTGGGGCGAATCCTGGGATGGACAGGCTGTCATGCTCGACCAGATCCGGGGCAAGTGGGAGGCTCCAGAGTTGCTGGCCCAGGCCAAAGCGTTCTGGGCCAAGCACAAGGCAGATGGCAACGGCACGCTTCGATCCTTCAATGTCGAGGATAAGGCGAGCGGAACCGGCCTCATCCAATCCATGGTCGGCATCCCCGTCATCGGCATCCCAAGATCTGTTGACAAAATCACGCGAGCCATGGACGCCATTCCGCTGATACAATCAGGCAATGTGCTGCTGCCAGAAGATGCGCCGTGGCTATCCGACTACCTGTCCGAATTCGCGGCCTTCCCGAAAGGCGCCCATGACGACCAAATAGATCCGACCATGGACGCCATCGGTGCGATCCTGAGCCCTGTCAAGCGAGACTGGAGAAACATGCTATGAGCCGAACCCGTACCTTCATGGACGGCATCACGAACATCGTCAACCAGCTCGCGAATCGTCGGAGCGCGTCGAACACGAACATCGTTACCGCTCAGCGCCTGGATGATTCAGAGGCTCGGGCGATGTTTCGTTCCGGCCTGGGCGCCAAGATCGTCGGCATCAAGACCGGTTATGCGCTCAACGACACCTTGCAATTTGAGAACGAGAAAGACGAAGAGCTGTATAAGCGCCGTCTTCAGCGCGCCGTAAAGAAGGCGTCAAAGTTCATGCTCGGCTTTGGTCGTGGGATCATCCTGCTGAATGAGCGCGGCGCCGATCTGTCGAAACCATTCATCGGTAAGATGGACATGGCCAAGGTCAAGCTTGACGTGTTCAGCGGGGACATGGTCGTACCGATGGATGTCAGTATCGACCTGGAGTCTGCTCGATACATGAAGCCAGCGAAGTACAACGTTCGCGGTAAGTCCTTCCACTGGACGCGGGTAATCGATTTCACCTACTGCATGCCGGCCGAGCAGGACTTGCCGACGTATCGTTACGGCGGCATCTCTGAATTCGAAATGATCCACACGCAGTTCATCAATGACGGCATTGTTGAACGGGCGAGCGGGACCATCCTCGAAAAGAACTCGACGCTTGTGCATAAGGTCAAGGGGTTTGCCGATGCCGTGCGATGTGGCGACGATGAATACCTGATTAATTATTATGCTCGCCTGGCTGAGTTGCGCGGGATCTACGGCGACGCGGTGATCGACGCCGAAGACGACATGATTTCCGTCGCCCAGGCTCTGTCAAACCTTGACTCGGTGGACAACATCACGATCCGTCGCCTGGCCTTGGTGACCTCGATCCCGGTTCCCATGCTGGTCGGCGAGTCCGTGCAAGGCCTGAACAGCACCGGCAATCAAGAGCGGCAATCGTTCCAGGATATGGTCGAAGGGTTGCAATTCGACTATCTGGAAGACCCGATCCGCGACCTGTGCGCTCATTACGGTATCGATGACGTCTGCTTCAAAGAGAACCAGGGCGGCACCGCAACCGAGCGCATGGACTTTGAAACCAAGGTCATCGACAACGCGCTGAAGCTGGAATCGATGGGTGAAGATGGGCACAAGTATCTGGTAGCGCACGACATCATCAAGGATGACCCTTGGGACAAACTGTTTGCGGCGCCAACTGAAACCGCTGATCCGGCCACTGGATTGCAGCCATGAAGCGCCAACTGACGGCAGCCAGGCCGACGAAGATCAAGTCGCCAAAATCCCCGCGGGGCATTGAAAACGAACTCGGCGACATGATCGAGTTCATGGTTGCGCAGATGGGCCAGCGGTTTAAAAACCAGGTATTGGGCGGCCTGCATGTTTCGACGGTGGATAAGTTCGCGGACGAAGCTCCAGATGCTGCCGACCTCGCGAAGCTTGCTCGCTATAAGTTCGAAGACGCCCAGACCGGCAACTTTGCGGCAGTCCTCCTGCGCCTGTCGAAAGCCGCCGCAAAGTCCATCCTGAAGCAATTCAGCAATGACCGTATCGACACCATCACGCAAAAGTCCCTGGGAAAGCTCGACAAGAAATCCAAGGAGGAATTCTATAAACAGGTCGCCGCGAAGACCGGGATCAACGTCACCGATCTGATCGCAAAGGAGGGATTGAAGTCGACCACAAACGCGCTGATGACCGAGACATCGCAGTGGATCAAAACACTGCGCGACGATACCTTTCAGAAGTTCACGAACAACACGCTGTTCGCCATGAGCCAGGGCGAGTCGCTCGATACCGTCGTCAGTCAGTTTGACGACATCGTCAGTGAGCGCAAGAACCATGCCAAGTTCCTGGCGCGCAATCAGGTTCAGAATTACAACTCAGTAACGACTAAGATCCGGGCGCAGAACTTGGGCATCACCAAAGCCATCTGGGAGACTGCTGGTGACGAGCGAGTTCGTCCTGCGCATGCTGATCGAGAGGGTAAAGAATTCAACCTGGCCGAGGGGCTGTATTCGTCGGATGACGGCCTTTATCTGTTACCAGGCACGGACTACAACTGTCGTTGTACTTACACGATGATCATTCCGGAGACGGTTGATGACGAGGGCGAATAGCAATTTGCTTTGCCATCAATCAAGGTTTACAATTCGGCAAGATTCGTGCCAAGGCTAGATAATGAATAAGCTCAAGTTCAGCGATGCGGCGACATACGACAGCGGTCTGAAGACTGCTATCTCTGTTCGCGACGGCGTGCTTGAGTATCTGGGCGCCGAGATCGGTATGGAGCCGCCTGAAAAGCTGTTCACCGTTTACCGCTCGCCAGCCACCATTGCCAGCCTTGTTTCGCAGATGCCAGGCATCCCGGTCATCGGTGAGCACATCGAGCCAGGCACCGAGCCTGCAAACATTCCCAGCCGTGTCGAATCAGCCTCCTTTATCGATGCATTCGACGAGGCCACCAGTTCGACGCTGGCGATCCAGAATAAGCTGTTCCTCGACGATGCCATGCTGGCCGAGATCGAGAGCGGCAAAAATCAATTATCTCTCGGCTACGAAGGTCGTCTTGTTCCTCATGAGAAATGGGACTTCGAACAACGCGACCTGGTGCCGACGCACCTTGCCACTGTAACTGATGGACGCTGTGGCGTTGGCTGCCGCTTCATCGACCGAAAACCAAACCCGGAGGCTAACAGGCCTATGAAAAAGCTGCATAAGGCGTTCCTGGACGCCGAAGGTTCTTTGAGCCTTTCGCAGATCGTTGAGCTGGCCGCTGGCCTGCCGGAAGCGATCAAAAACGTACCTGCTGATAAGTTGGCCGAGCTGTTGCCAGCGCTTCAGGAAGTCATGGCTGCCGCTACTGCTGCTGGCGTCGAAGCTCCGGCTTCCGATCCGGTCGCCGAAGTTCCGGACATGACCGACGAAGAGGCGGCCAAGCTGGTCGACGAAAGCGCGGGCGCCGTAACTGGCGAACCGGTCAAGGTCACTGACTCGATGCGCAAGGTGCTCGCCCAGAAGTTCAGCGATGCCACTCGCCGCGCTGTCGACTCGGCGGTCAAGACTCACGCGTCCGTCATCGACAAGGCCCGCACCATCCTGCCCGAGACGTACAGCTTCGCTGACAAGTCGACCGCGCAACTGATGCGTGACGCTCTGGCTGTCGAGCACGGCTCGCAGAAGTTCAGCGACTCCGAGCTGTCTGTCGCCTTCAAGCTGCTGAAGAAATCCGGTGGCGAGTATCAAACCTTCGGCGACCGCTCTGCCGATGACAACAGCCTTTCGGCTCGACTCAAAAAAGAACAGGAAGGTAAATAATCATGGCCTTTAATGAAGCTGTTGTAATCACTCCACCGGACCTGATGCCTGGCGAGTTTATCGCCGCATCGCCTTACAACTGCTCGGCGTTCGACGTCTGGGAAGAAGGTCTGGTCCCTGGCCGGTTCGCCAAGTTCGATACCGGTTCGCTCGATCTGCTCGATGCCTCGGCCACTCCGATCATTGCCGGTGTTGTTCGCCGCAAGATCTCCAGCGCCCTGGAAAACCTGACTTACACCAAACTGGGTATCGCGCCAGACCAAGTCGCCGAGTGCGTTAACTTCGGCTTCGTCACCGTGGAAGTTTTCCCAGGCGACACCCCGACTCGATTCCAGCAGGTTTATGCGTTCAACACCGCAGGCGCGAACGTCGGCACCGCAACCGAAACCGCTGCTGGCGCAGTAGCAGTTCCAGGCGCCGTATTCTGGGAGCCAAAACGCCCCGGCTGCTGGCTCATCCTGATTCCAAAATACCTGACCGGGGTTTAAGTCATGAGCAAAATCATCAAGCCTGATCCGTTCAAGCTGTACAACATCAAGTCCTTCGAGGACAAGGCTGCACACGCCAAGAAGTTCACCGATGCCGGCGGCATCATCCTGGCACGCAACCTTGAGCACCTCAGCACCGAGATCTTCACTCAGGAATACCCTGAGCTGACCTTCTTGATGCAGGGCATCACGGTCAACAACGAAGGCGGTTACACTGACACGATCAAGAAGATCAAGTTGGCCATCGCTGGTGACTTCCGCGAAGCTGGCACCAACACCAACACCACCGGCAAGATCACGCTGGAAGGTGAAGACGACAACATCCCGGTTTTTACCATGGATGCCGAGTCTGACTGGTCGGAAATCGAGCTGAAGAAGGCCGAGCTGCAAAACATCAACCTGCCAAGCCGGTTCATGGAAGCGCACAACGAGCTGTATAACCGCAAGATCGACGCCATCGGCTATGTCGGCCAGGTTCGCTCGAACGGTACGTTCAAGACTCGCGGCCTGCTGAACTACGCTGGCTGGGATACTGACACTGCCGCCGTCACCGCTGTTGCTGCAACCGGCGCTGAGCTGTATCAGGAAATCGCCGACCTGATCAACCGTCAGTGGGCCAACGTGTTCAACGTGCCAGCCTACAAGGCCGATCATGTGACCATGCCTTGGTCGGTGTACAACATCGCCACCACGAAGATCCTGAACTCGGCTGCCGGCTCGTCCAGCGTGCTGCGTGCTTTGCAGGACAACTTCCCAGGCATCACCTTCGGCATGACCAATCAGGCCGAAGCCGGCAACGCTGCCGTGACCTCGGTAACCGTGGCTTTCTCGCGCAACCGTCGCGCCATGCAGTTCCGTCTGCCGGTGCCGCTGGAAATCTCCAGCATCGACCAGCGCGGCTTCAAGTACTACATGGAGTCGTACTTCTCCATCGCTGGCTTGGACGTGATCGAAGATGGCGCTGCTGCCACTTTGACCGGTCTCTGATTTTCCCTAGGCGCAAGGATGCGCCGCCTATTTTGGAGGGTTTGCCCGTGAGCAAATCTAAGCAGCCAGTTGACAATGAGCCAGAAGTTGATTTGACCGCCGCCAACGCCGAGATCAAAGATGAAATCCAGGCGCGTTTCGACGCTTCCCAGGATGATGGCTCGGTTGTGATCATCAACCTACAAGCCAACCCGATGAAGGTTCTCGGTCTGACCAGCTACGGCGAAGCAACGCTGACTGCCGCTCAGTTGGCGGATCCGCGTTTCTACGCCAAGGTTGAGCGCGCCAAAACCCTCGGCCTGATCAAGGTAAAATAATGAGTATCCAGACCGACTTCGAAGCCCGATTCGCAACAGCGGTTCCGCCGATTGTGTGGGTTGAAGCTGTCGCGTCGACCTGGCCTTCTTATACCTGCCTTGAGTACAACGATAAGAACAAGGAGGCGATCCTTAACCTGATCGCTTTCTTGCTCACCAATGCTGCGGCACCCGGCACTGGTTCCGCGCGCAACGTCGCCAGCAAGTCCGTCGGCAGCGTCTCGGTTTCCTATGAGGCGTCGGCCAGCCAGAGCAGCAACCTCGCTTCATGGTTCAACTCAAACCGCTACGGCCAGACCTACTGGATTCTCAGCGGCGGCCGACGCACCGGGGCTCGCTTTGTATGACTCCCGCCGAGGTCTTGGCGCTGGCCCAAAAGCAGCTCAAGGCAATGGAGCGCGCCAAGAACGCAGTCGTAAAGGTTGGCCTGCCTGCAAGTGAGGCCGCTACCAGCAAGGCGTACAAATCCGATGGCGACAAGTCCGCGCCAACGGTTCTAGAGGTTGGCATCTGGCATGAGTACGGAACGCAGTTCGTGCCAATGCGATCCTTTCTCCGCGCCCCCTTCATTGAAAAGCAATCCGACATCAAGAAGCTGATCGATGGCCAGTTTAAATTGGTCCTTGAGAAAGGCCTTGACGTCGAAGTCGCTCTGGGTCGTGTCGGTCTTGTCGCCAGGAACATCAGCGTTGGCGCATTCAAAACGCAGGGCTACGGAACCTGGCCGGACATCGCGGACGCCACCAAGAAAGCGAAGGGCTCTTCTGGTATCCTCATCGATACCGGGCTTCTTCGGAACTCCATTACTTGGGTGGTTGAATAATGGCAAAGCTCATTGATATCGAAATTGGCAGCGAAGCGACCTATGCAATTTTCGGCTGGCCAGTCGCTCGCAAGGTACAAGTCGGCCAGCTTGGCTATGTGGAAATATTCGGCTGGAAAGCCGTGCTCTGGGTTGGACAAGTTAAGAGGATCTGCGGAGTGCATTTCAATGCTTCCTGACATGTCCGAAGTCCTGACCGAGTGGTCGCAACCTATCGTGCTGAAAACCGTCAGCGAAACGACTGTTGACTTCGTGCCGACCGTCACCATCGTCGGCGCCAACATCATGGCCGTCGTCCAGCCGGCAGATCCTGAAAAGCTCAAGGTCGAGCAGATTGATTTCTCCCTTGAGTACATCCAGATCCACAGTGTCTCGCCAATGGCTATCGGCCAATATGTCGAATGGCTCGGGCGCGACTTCAAGCTGGTTCCGTTCCGTAAAGGGTATGGCCAGTACGGCTGCACGGAAGCTGTCGGCGAAGAGACGAAGAACCCCTTGCTGGTAGTCACGCCATGACCGAGCCGATCCTTATTCAGCTTCAGCGCTACGTGCGCGATCTGCTCACGCATCCAGAGCAGTACGTCAAGGCTGGACGCCAGAACTTCAACCGACAAGAATTCGAACTGCCTTACATCGTGGTCGACTCGCTGTCCGGCGATGTCCCGCTTTCCAGCTCGGCCGACTACGAAGGCGACACCGAGAAGATGCGATATACCGAACTGGTATCGCGGGCATTCACCTTCGACTTCTACGGACCAACAGCCGCAACCCTGTGCAGCAACTTCCGACTGCTGTCTCGCGGAGAGCCTTCGCTCGACCTACAGCGAGAACTGAACATAACCGTTTTCCATCCTCGCGCAGCAACCAACGTCAAGCAGTTGACCGGCCAGCAGTACGGCGAACGCATGCAACTAGAATGCCAAGTCCACTACAGTCCATCCTTGATTGTTGATATACTGCGTATTGATACGGCGCAGCTCCGTATAATTGGCGAGAGAGGCTTGATTTATGAGCAGTAGTACCTCCAGCCACGAAGATTCATTGCTGGCGCCGAGCGGAAAAGTGCTTTTGGATTCAGGCCTGTTTCAGCAAGGAACGCCACTCTTGTGCCTCTGAAGAATCTCCCGTCATCGCAAACAAACAGGTATTCATGCCTGTCTGCTCGCGGGTTATTTTCTCCAGAGTTATCAACTTTCGGCCTATCCTCTTTCGGGATTGCGGCCCATCTTTCAACGGCCTTGGCTCTGATCGCCTCGATATGACCCTGGCTCTTTGGAATCCCTGAAAGCTTGGCTCTCTGCTCTTCCGGCATGGGTTTGCCTTTATTGTGTGGCGGGCTTTTCTTGGGGCGCCCTTTCTGGGTTGCCGACATCTTCGCTCTGGATTCCAGGCTGTGAACTCTGCCTTTGCGAGCCTCGCTGAGTTTCGCCCTAGTCTCTTCGCTCGGCTTCTTGCCAAGATTCTTGCCGATGTTGCTCGCGGCTATTTTGACCTTGGTTTCATCTCGATGCTTTAACCCGTTCAACCCTTCTCCGCCAGCAGTCATATTGCAAAGCCTGATGCCTACGCGCAGAAGATTGGAGATAGTCAGTATCTCCAAAGTCCTTGAATCAGCAAACGAGAGGCCGACAGCGAACAGCTCGATATCCAGGCCGTGCTTCGCAACGGTTGCCTGCCAGAATTTGCTTCTTCCGCATTTTGATCTGCTTCGATTCTTCCGGCCCGCGCCGACATAGAAAATCTCGCCGGTGCTAGCTTTCTTATGTAGGTAGACGTAGTGGTCATTGGCTGGTGGGCATGTTTCGTGCATGGTATGATTCCTGCTATATTTCAGCTACCGCAAAAGAGGGCTTAATAATGGCCAGTATCAATCGGGTAGTCAATGTTGCTCTTCTTCCAGAAGGTCAGCAGGCTTCCAGGGACAACATGAATGTCATCGCCGTCCTCACGAGCGAGACTGGCGTTATCACTAGCGCTGAAAGATATCGAGCTTACCTCGAAATTTCTGCCGTAGAGGCCGACTGGGGCACAGCATCCGTCGTAACTCAATACGCGCAGACCGTCTTCGGGACCAAGCCGAACGCCACCAACTTTGGCGGCACGCTCATCGTGGGATTGCATCGCGCTGTAGCTGAAACCGTTCCGGCGACCGCCGCAACTCTGCGCAGTACGCAGCTCGTTGAGTCCACGCTAATCTCGCAACTCCAAACCATCACCAACGGCAGCTTCAACATCACCGTTGATGCGACCCCGGTTGTTGCGGCATCCCTGGACTTCAGCGCGGTCACCACTCTGGATGGCGTTGCTGCGATTCTCGATACCGCCATTACTGGCGCGGTCGTATCGCACAATAACGGTTATCTGACCGTGACCAGCTCGACCACTGGCGCCACCAGTCTACTGACCTACATGACGCCTGGTCCGGCTGGCACTTTCATTGGTGGATTGCTTACCATGTCGAGTGGCACAGGCGGCACGCTGGCCCAGGGCGCCGCGTCGGTCGTACTGCCAATCGAAACCAAGGTTGCTTCTCTGTCGGCGCTCAAGGCTCTGGTAAACTTCAAGGGCGGCGTTTTCACCGACTTGGTTCTGGATGCAGAGATTCCGGCGATTGCCGCGTGGGCTGGCGCGAACCAGACCATTATTTACAACGTCTTCACCGGCTCCAGCTATCTGGCTGTTTCTGCGGCCAACCCAGTTTGGGCTGTGAAGCTGGCAAGCCAGACGAACTTCCGCAGCCTGTACAGCAAGTCAGGAAATCGTCTGCTCGCAGCTACCTACATGGCGCGCACGCATACCGTCAACTTCAACGCCGAAAACTCGGCGATGACAATGAACCTGAAAACCCTCAGCGTTCCTTCCGAGACCTACTCAGATACGGAAATGGACAGCGCTAAGCGGGTCGGCCTGGATCTCTACACGAGCATCAAGGATACGCCGGTTGTTTTGACCAGTCCGGCCAACGACTTCGTTGACAACGTCTACAACATCACGGCATTCATCGATGCAGTGCAAACTGACATGTTCAACATCCTGAAGGCGACCGGGACCAAAATCCCACAGACCACGCAGGGCGTTAACACCCTGGTCGCCCAGGGAGAAAAAACCTCTCGCGGCTTCGTTCGGGCTGGCGTGTTCGCTCCAGGCGCTTGGTCGAGCCCTGATAGCTTCGGCAACATCAACACCTTTAATCGCAACATCGAGCAGTTCGGCTTCTACTGGCTGGCCGGCTTACTGAAGGACCAGCCGCAAGCGGATCGCCAGGCACGCAAATCTCCAGTGCTGCAATGCGCTGTGAAAAACTCCGGCGCAATCCATGAAGCGTCGATCATCATTAATTTCAACGCCTGAGGGGCTGACCAATGAGCATCATTACAATCTCAATGGACAGCGGCTCGCTGATCCTGAATGACTACACGTTCAAGAGCTTCGCCGAGGGCGACTACCTGGCGCTCACCCCGGTCAATGCGCACACGTCTCGCGTCAACTCCGCAGCTGGTGGCGTGACCATCGGCGAGCGCATGGACAAGGACGTGTATGACCTGGCGTTCAGCGTGCAGAAGTACAGCGCTGACGATATTTTCATGCTCAGCCTGATCAACACCGAAGGTGCGGCAGTCATTGAGGGCTCCGCGAAAGAGTCCTACACCATCGACGGCGGTGCCGGCATTGAAAGCTGGAACCTCGACGGCGGCAGCATCACCACGCTGCCTACTCAGACCCGCAACAACCAAGACGGGAACGCGCTGATGCAGTACACCGTCCAATTCCGCACCGCGAAACGGAGCTTGTAATTTATGAGCGTACAGGAGCAGCGGGCGAAGGCAATGGCTCAGGTCAAAGCTGTCTACGAGGACAGCGAAGCCGAGATCAATGGCCGCACGTACAAATTCCACAAGATGACCCATGTCGAGCGCCGCAAGGTGTTCGCGTTCTACACGTCGGTTCAGCGGCAGATCGGCAGCCAGGACTTCAGCTTCTTGGATACGCCGCAATACGCCAACGTCGAAGAGGTGATGTGGGCTAACATCTCGTTCGGCGGCGTGACGGTTGCCAAGTCTCGCGATCACTGGGAAGAGTTTCCAGAGGACTATATCAACCTGCTCAGCGTTGCCATGGGGGTGATGTCCTACCCTTTTATTCGCGCCGCAGGTATCGCCTCAGCATCCCAAGCAGGGGAGCCAGCGAAGACCTCATCCGAGAAACCAATGTAAGCGGCGAACGCATGGCAATGTTCGCTCTGGTAAAGGCCGGGTATGGCAGCCTGGCCGAAATCCAAGCGATGGATACGACCGAGTTTCTTGACGCTATCGAGTTCGAACAAATCACCGCCGATATTCAGGCGCACAAGACAAGGAACCCCTGATGGCGGTCGTGAACGAATTAGTCACCCAGTTCAGTTTCGTCGGGGATCTCGCGCCTCAACGGGAATTCAACGAAAACCTGAAGCTGTCACTTGCGCTGCTGGCTGGCGTTGGTGCTGCTCTCATTGGCGCTGCGGGGGGCGTATTCGCTTTTGTTGCCTCAAACACCGAGGCAGCCGATGCTCTGGGTGACATGTATAACGAGACAGGTATCGCAGTGGAGAGCATCCAAGAGCTGGGGTTTGCTGCCATGCTCTCCGGCTCCAGCACCGAAGCGATGAGCGCCAGCCTTAACGGGCTATCGAAAGTTGCTGGTGACGCCGCCAGGGGGCTTGGTCGCGGAAAAAAGGCCTTCGATGAGCTTGGCATCAGCGTCAAAGATGCCAGCGGCAATGTGAAGACCGCCGACGTCCTGTTCAACGAGCTGCGCGAGTCATTCGCCAGGCTCGGCACGGACAAGGGTACGCAGAAGTCGATGATCGCCTCGCTAGGCCTTGACCCTTCGACTCTTCAGCTGCTTAACGCGTCCAGCGAAGAGATTGGCCTCATGACCGAGAAAGCGCGAGCCCTCGGAATTGTCACGGCCGATCAGGTCGCAATAGCTGCCGACTTCCATGACTCATTGGATACCGCAAAGTTTGCGGTCAGCGCGCTCAGCCAGCAGATCGCTATCGGTCTGGCGCCGTCTACCCAGCGAATCACTGACGGATTCACTGAATTCCTTATCGCAAACAAAGACCTGATCAAAGACGGCCTCCAGTACCTGGGCGAAGTCATCAATGCAACGGCCGGGTTCTTTGTACGCATGACCCCGATTGCCCTGGCTCTAGGGGCAGCCTTTCTCGTTGCGCAACTTGCTACGGGAGGTCTGGCCACCATCATGGGGATCGTTCTGTCGCCAGTCGTGCTGATCACTGCGGCCATCGTCGCGCTCCTTCTGATCGTTGATGATCTGATAGTGGCGCTAAATGGTGGGCAGTCTGTTATCGCTGACTTCTTCATGGAGTTCTTCGGCTGGGATATCGTGCCGGTATTGCAGGGTGTCGTCGACGCATTCAAGGCGATGTTTGCCGCGCTGCTGGCACTGGCTCAGCCATTCATTGAGGCGCTTGGATTCCTGTTCGATGCATTGATCAAGGCGTTCTCCGGCAATTGGTCTGGCGCCCTGGATTCATTGCTCGCGGCATTCAGCTCTGTCGGCAACGGGATCAAAAATATCTTCCTGTCGCTGTTCGATTTCATCGGCGCGGCATTCGGCCAGATCCTTGGCGGCATCAAGTCGGCCGCGATGTCGATCCTGCCTGACTGGGCGATTGACCTGATCAGCACTGGGGATTCTCCTGGCGCCGCTGCTGGCAACGCCTCGCCACTTCCGAGCGGTAGCGGGCAAGACCCTTGGGATGTGCCAGGCATGAGCCCGAACGAGGCCGTGGCAATGACGCCAGCCGGCAACACGTCGGTAAACAACAGTCAGATCAAGCAGGAAATCAAGATCGACATCAGTTCCAGCGATCCGAAAGGCGCAGGCGTGGCTGTGGATAATGCCCTGCAAGACCAATTGAAAACTGCCAAGACTCAAGTTAACCGAGGTGGCCGATGACCATTCAGGAATTCAAGGCGGGCCAGGATAAGGCGCTCGATTCGGCCTCGACTCAGCAGGTCGGCATCGGCGGCTTCACCATGTTCGCCAGGGTTAGCGACCAGACGCAGTATTCGACCGCGTCGCCGACATCAACGGTCGAGGACGGCAGTTATATCGGTGATCATCTGATTAACGCGCCAATCAAATTGACGATCTCCGGAGACGTCGCGGATCTATTCATCCAGGCGCCACCGCAGAGCGCGTCCGAGAGCCGAATCCCGACCATCGCGCAGATGAATTCGTTCCTTCCGAAGCGCACGGTGTCGCAGATCCAGCGCGTCAACAAGGCAATCGACTCGGCGGCAGACCGGTATCGATCGATCAACAACAGCATCAACGACGGCATCAAGATTGGCCTGAGTGTCAGCGGAATTTCCGGCAATAAGACAGGGACCAAAAGCCTGCGCGAACAGTTCATCGATTACATCGAGTCGCTGCATTACGGCAAGCAATTGGTTTCGATCAGCATGCCGTTTCGACTTCACGACAGCATGGCGATCAACGACGTAACGATTACGCGAGATAACCAGCGCAACGCCCTTTCGTTCACGCTGACCGCGCAGAAGTTCCGGATCGCGAAGACGGTATTCTCGGACGTGTCGAAGTTCTACAAGAAGCCCGCGCCAGCCGTTAAAAGCCAGGTCGGAAAGACGGTAGACAAGGGCGTTCAGTCTCCAAAGTCAGGCGACGGCGCAGGAAAGAAGAAAGAAAAATCACTGCTGTCGGCAATCATCGGGCGGTCATAAATGGCATTTCAAATAACCAATATCACCGACGATCCGAGCCAGCGGCATGTGCTGCTGGTCGACGATGAAGAGATCATCATCATCCTGAACTTCTACGAGGTCTCACAGTTTTGGTCGTTCGATGTGAGCTGGCGCAACGTGACCCGCAACGGTTTCATGCTGAGCCTTGGGTGCCTGCATATCCAGGCGCTGAACTGGCCTTTCGATTTCTTTTGCGCGACAACTGATTCAAGTGGGTTAGCACCGTTTCGACTGGGCGACTTCAGCGAGGGTCGATGCGAACTGTATTTCGTAACCGCCGAAGAGATGCAGGAACGTCGAGGTTTGGAAGTTCCGACTTGACATAATGATTATTCTCTACGATTATTCGGTTGCGCAATGAAGCGCATGACGGGAGCAAAATCATGAGTTACATCCAACAAACCCTGGCCACCGACGAAACCCTGCTAGCCGAGGGCAAAATCTCCAAGTGGTCGCTGTTCCACATCTACTGCGCCGCCGTAATCTTCGGCGTGTCGATCATCTGTCTGCCGATCAGCGCTGCATTGCTGCTGTATGCCTACCTGAAGATCCGGTCGACCGAGATGGGCATCACCAGCAAGCGCGTTATCCGCAAGTCCGGCGTGATCATGCGCGACACCGCTGAGATCCGGCTGAGCAAGGTTGAATCGGTGTCGGTCAAGCAAGGCTTCCTCGGGCGCATCTTCGGCTACGGCGACGTGGTCATCTCGGGTAGCGGTGGGAATGATGCGGTGATGAAGGGTGTGCGTGATCCGTTGGCGTTTCGCGCGCGGGTTGATCAGGCTTGCGATCCTGAGTTGCGCATGTCGATGGAAGTCATGTGCGCGACAGGCAGCGTCCTCGATGAGCTGGGCCGTAACCGTGGATTATGGCAGCGAGATGATGAGACTCGCGATCAGTTCATTGCTCGACTGCTCAAGCAAGGCGGTGCGGCATGAGCCAGATCGATTGGAGTAAGCAGCCTGAAGGATTCCCGCTATGGCTGGAAGGACTCGGAACTCATCGGTGCCATAGTGGATGGTATCGTCGCTCTGGCGAGGTTTTCGAACATGAGAACGAGGGGCAATTTCGCTCCGTCCGCGAGGGGCAGTTCTTTACCATTCACGAAAGGCCCGCTCATTCTGTATGGAGCGGCGAAGGCCTGCCGCCGGTTGGGACGGTGTGTGAACACGAAGGCAGAATCGATGATCGTGAGTGGACTGAAGTAAAGGTTATCGCACACACCGAAAAGCGTGGATATGAAGTGGCGGTCTTCGAATATGAAGACATTGTCACCTATTCAACAGCGCGTTATTTCCGCCCCATCCGCACGCCCGAGCAGATCGCGGCGGAAGAGCGCGACAGCAAAGCAAGAGTAATGTACGAGTCGATTTACTTCGCGTCGCATAGCAAATGGGAAAACATCCCAGAAGGACTTCGTGAAACGTTCAGACTGGCCATCGACTCCGGCTGGCAGCAGGTGAAGCCATGATCGCCACCCTCTACATGCTCATCCACCTCCGCAACCTCGGGAAACGCTGAAATGGGATATAGAATTGCGTTAACTGGATTGGTGATATTTGTCTTTTTCTTGGCCTTGGGCCGGCTTGCGAAAAAGCCACCTGAGCAGCCAGGGCTTGTAAAGGTCTCTGTTGTGCTCATGCTTATTGGGATGCTTGCGTTTCCTGTCGGTTTGATCATTGGCATCTGGGAGTAATCATGGTCGACAGATTCCTGCGAGACTATCGCCTAACAATCGGGATTGGCTCGCAGGCTGTCACCATCCTTCCGCCTTTCCGAATAGTGTTCACTGCTGACAAGTCTGACGATCCGACGCTAAACAAGATGACAGTCAAGATCGACGGCCTGAACGATTCAAAGCGGCGGATCTTGGTCCGAGACAAAGACGACAAGCCGCCCAAGAACGTCAAGGCCGATGCCGATGGCAATCCGGCGCCAAAGAAAGAGTTACGGGCGAACGATAGTCGTTATTTCCCCGTCGAATTACAGGTCGGCTATCTTGGACGACTGGAGACCATCTTTCGAGGCTCTGTCGACGAGGCCGGATCAACCCGCGAAGGCCCACAGTTCGTCACTACACTGACATGCCTGGACGGCGGCCATGACTTCCTGAATTCATTCGTCAGCACATCAGTCACCAGCAAGAGCGCTGCAATCGATGCGGTTCTCGGGACTATGCCGAACACCAAGAAGGGCAAGATCGGCGCTCAGAAGGACATCACGCGACCGAAGATCCTCGTCGGCAACTCCATGGCAACGATTCAGGAAATGCTTGACCCTGACCAGCGCTGGTTTATCGATGATGAGCGCCTGAATATCCTCAGCGAAAAAGAGGTGGTGTCGGGCTATATCCCGGTCGTCAGCGCCGAGACAGGGCTTCAGAACATCGAGCCGAAGAAGAAAGAGATCATCATGAACATGTGGATGAACACGTCGATCAAGGTCGGCGGCCTGGTTCAGTTGATCTCGACCGTGTCGCCTGGCGCCAACGGCATCTACAAGGTGCGACTCATCACCTACAACGGCGACTACGAGGGGAGCGACTGGATGATGAAGGTCAGCGGCGATCTCGCCGAAGAATACGTGGTGCCGAAATGACAAAAGCAAAGGTTGAGCTGAACGATGTAACGAATGACGCCATCATCACGCAGCTGGCGAATACCCATACCATCGTGATTGCCAGGGTGACCTCGGTTGGCGAGAAAACTATTGACGTGAAGCCGGTGATTCAACGCGTGGTTGATGGTGAGGCTATTGACCTGCCAGTGTTCCCGTCTGTGCCTCCGGTATTCCTCAGTGGTGGCACCAGCTATGACGCCCATCCGATCACTGAAGGCGACTACTGCCTTCTGCTGGTCAGCGAGCGTTGCTTTGACCGCTGGTATGGCGGCGCCGACAACGTGCCGCCAATCGAACAGCGCATGCATGATTACAGCGACTGCTTCGCGCTGGTCGGCGTATCCCCTGCATCCATGGCAAAGACCATCCCTACGACCATTGAGCGATTCGGTGATTCGACGGTGACAGGTAACTGGATTCATACCGGAAACTACACGCTGATCGGAAGCCTGGATGTCAGCCTGAACACCGACTCGACAACCTACTCGGTCACGGGCATTCCAGGCTGGACAGGAACATTCGCAACCGGTGACAGCAGAACTGTAACCGTGAAAGCAGGACTCATCACAAACGTCGCATGATGATGTAAGATGCTGGCATAGCTCTTGCAGGTGACAACATGCGCGTATCCGGATTAGATGAAGACGGTGACTGGCGGTTTGGCCGAGGCCTTGCCGTCTACATTTCCCGTGGCGACGCCGTCCGCCAGAACGTTGTGACCCGCCTAAAATCCTTCCGCTCCGACTTCTTCCTTGATGTTGATGCCAACATTGACTGGATCGACCTTCTTGGCCGCCGAGAAACCAAGGAAGAGATCCTGCGCGCCGTCGAGCGGGTCACCTTGTCCACCGATGGCGTAACCACCATCACCAAGCTGGATATCGAGGCCAAGACAAGCACACGCAAAGCCACTATAATGCTTGCGTTTGGCACGATTTTTGACGACGAATTCAGCGAAGAGATAACCATCTGATGGCAGGCCCGACGATTGATGCCAATGGCATAACGATTCAGAGCTTCGACGAGATCCTTGCCGAACTCGTTGCCGGCTATCAAGCGATCTACGGCGTCGACATCAATCTCAGCCAGGAGAGCCCTGACGGCCAGCGCGTAGCCATTGAGGCTAAGTCTCGGGCGGACATGCAGGCGTTCGGGCTGTGGATCGCCAACAACTTTGACCCCGACTTTGCACGCGGCATCTTCCAGGCGAAAATCGCCAAGTTGTCCGGCGTATTCCCGCGACCTGCGACCCGGTCCTTCTGGGATCTTTCTGTCGTCACGACTCGCATCCTGACGCTGCCGACCGGATATCAAATATCTGACGACCTCGGCCAGCTATGGGAACTTCCGGCGCCGGTAATTCTGCCGATTGGTACGACCGCGATCACATTCCAGGCGACCGACTTCGGCTCGGTAACCGGTCTTGCTGGTGCGGTGTTCACCCCCGTGACTGTTGTGCTTGGCGTGACGGGCTTTACTGCTGCTGTCGATGCCGAGCCAGGCAAGGATGAAGAGACCGACGAAGAATTCATCCAGAAGCGCAATCTGAGCCTTGAGAATCCGGCGTTCTCCACGACCAATTCCTTGGCTGCGCGCTTGCTGAACACGGCTGGCGTGACAGATGCTCGCGTCTACGATAATGACTCTGACGTTTACGACCCGATCAACGACCTTGACGCGCACAGTATCTGGGCTGTAGTAGAAGGCGGAACAATCGACGACATCATGCAGGCGATGCTTTTCCAGAAGACTGGCGGAGCGGGCATGAAGGGCGCAATCGTGGCGAGCATCCCTGAGACGCTGACCCGGCCAGATGGAAGCACGTTCGTCGTGCATCAGATCCGCCGCCTTGACAGGCCGGTTATGGTTCCGGTTTACGTGACGCTGACGGCGACCCGCAGAAACCCGCTGGTTCCTGTCGATGTCGCGCTACTGAAACAGAAGATCGCCGCCTACAAATTCTACATCGGTACGTCTCTTGAGGCGTCCGCTCTGTACTGCCTAGCCTATACAGCCGGCGACGACTTCATTTTGACCGATATGGAAATCAGCGACGACAACATCACCTTCATTGATGGCAGTCTTTCGCCTGATCCCGGTTCCAAATTTGAAATCGTCGTGGCGAACATCACCGTAACCGAGGTGGTCTAATGGCCTTGGTCGACGAAACCACGAATCTGCTGATCAAGCAGTATTGGGAGAAGCCCAAGGCCAAGGCTGAGATAGAGCTTCAGGCGTCGACATGGGAAACCACGCGGGCATTCCTCGACGCGCTAGATCCGGCCTTCGATCTAGACAACGCTGTCGGCGCGCAACTCGATGTGCTTGGTCGAATCGTTGGCATCAGCCGATCAGTGCCAGAGGTGATTGCCAAAGTCTATTTCGGCTTCAGCATCAGCCCGGCTAACGAAGGCTTCGCTGACCGGTTCGACTCCCTTAGAATCGGCGGCCCATTCTTCGACAAGTTCTCGTCGGCCTTTACCGACTTGCAGCTTAACGATAATGACTATCGGTTTTTTATCCGCGTGAAAGCGGCCAAGAATCGGGCGTCAGGGTATGTGTCTAGCGATCAATACATCAGCATTCAGGATGTGGTCTTGTCGGCCTTTGAAGGTCAGGCTTATGTGATCGACAATCTGGACATGACGCTCACGCTTTACGTGTCGCCGACAGTAAGCTCTGATCGTCTACGGCTCATCCAGGCGCTTAATCTTCTGCCGAAGCCTCAAGCGGTCAGGTATAAGGTTGTCATCCAGGCCGCTCCAGATGAATCATTCGGCTTTTCAATTAACCCGTCAGCTCGCGGATTCGCTGACAAATTCGATCCGTTGCGCCAGGGCGGTTACCTGGCCAGGAAGGTGATCTAATGGCAAAAATTGTGCGGTACAGCGGGAACCTTGTTCCATTCGCGTCATCTTCGCTAGGGACCGAGAGAACCATCTTCGGCGAGGTCACTCAGGCCGACGACATCACCAGTCAGTTCACGCCTGACTTTCTGCGCGGATGGGGGATTGTTGGCCCGTCGGATCAGCCGACACTTCAGGACTTCAATGCGGTTTCTTATACGCATGGGCAGATCCTGGCGTACCTGCACCAGATGGGCGTGGCCGAGTACAACGCCGCGCAGGAATACTTCGCGGGTAGCGTTACGCAGGATAGCGGCATTGTTTATATCTCCCTAGCTAACGCAAACACAGGGAATACGCCGGCTTCAAGTCCTGCATCGTGGAAGCCGTTGGCAGCAGGGCAGCTCATCGGTACGCAGAAAATCACGACCAGCGGGACGTACACACCCACCCCTGGAATGAAGACCTGTCGGGTTCGCGGAGTCGGAGGCGGAGGCGGCTCTGGTGGTTCAGCTGCTACGGCTGCCGGTACTTACACGGTTACAGGAGGAGGGGCGTCAGGCGGGTACAGCGAGGGCTGGTTTACCGCAGCGCAAATCGGTGCAAGCATTTCTGCAAGCATAGGTATTGCCGGCGCCGCAGGAGCATCCGGGCCAAACAATGGCGGCAATGGCGGGACCACATCGCTCGGCGCGCTGATGGTTATCCCCGGCGGCGGCGGGGCTGTTGCTGTTGCCAGCACGCCGAATAGTAGCCCTGCGCTGTCCATCGGTGGCACTCCGGGCGCAGCCCCAACTGGCGGCTCGCTAGTAAACATGACGGGCATCTCTGGTACATTTGGCGTTGGAACCACTACAAGCGGCCTCACAACTTCCGGGGTGGGGGGGTCTACTCCTCTCGGGGCTGGTGGCTTCTCTACCACGCTATCCACCCCTGTATCAGGTACTGGCTATGGAGCTGGTGGATCCGGGGCTGTTACGCCGTCCAGCTTTGCCGCTCGCGCAGGCGCAGCGGGTACAGCCGGTGTTTTGATAATCGAGGAATTTGCATAAATGGCCATCGTTCAGAATTGGGCTGTAGTAAATACCACGACCGGGATCGTTGAAAATATGATCGTGTGGGACGGCGTCGAATATACGGAAGAGACCGGGATCGGATGGACTGTCCCGGATGGGTATCTGGCCATCCAAACTGATGTGGCTGGCGTTGGCTGGACCTATGTAAATGGTGAATTCATCCAGCCGCCAGCGCCTGAAGTTCCGCCGCCAACCCCGGCTGAGATTCTGGCGAGTCAGAGCGCAAAACTTCAGAGGCTGACTCAGCTAGCGACGGCGCAAAAGTCAGCTCTGACTAATCGCATCGGCGTGCTGAATGACGCCATCGAGCTTGAAGAGGCAACAACAGCCGAGGTGGCCGAACTTTCGATCAGGCAGGCCCAGCTAATCGAGTGGAAGCGCTACGCCATCTATCTTGGGCGCGTAACAAGCCAAGAGGGCTGGCCGCCTGAAGTTGAATGGCCTGTGCAGCCAGCCGAAGGCATGGATCTAACAGTCTCGGCCGTAGCTCCTGATTCGCCACAGCTCCAATAAGTGTTATCTTGACGATAATGCCAATGCGCCATCTGTAGTGGATGGCGCGACTACTTCGCCAAGGATTCAGCATGGATGACCCTGCAAGCCTCGCAAGCCTCCCGGCAGCAATCGGTGCCGCTGTCGGCACGTTCCTTGCCTGCATGGGCGCATTCAACAAATGGCAGCAATCCCAGAAAAACGATGTAACCCAGGCCACGATTCTGACTGATGACCGCGACCGGTGGCAGAGAAGGGCAGAAAAGGCCGAGGCGGCTATCGACGATTACCGGGCAAAGCTGAACCAAATCATCATTGATCAGTCGGAAATGAAAGCGCAAAACGCCGTGATGATCGAGCAGCTAAAGAACCTGCGCGAAGAAAACGACGAGTTGCGCGCCGAAGTTCGAAGGCTTGCTGGAGGTTCAAATGTCCGATCAATCTCATAGTTGCGATCCGACCCGGGTCACAAAGGAGCGAAACCGGTTTCTATGCTATGGCGCGCTATCCATTGCGCTGGCCGTAGGTTTCGGCTATTCAATGGCTTCAATGCGGTATCAGGAATCGTTTGAAAAGATTGCAGAAGTTGGCGCCAAAGAGCGGGCCAGTCTGCATAACCGTTATATGCGCCAGCTGGCCAAGAAGGATAAGGAGATTGCCAGCTTGATCGGCGCGTGCAAGCCTGGAGTTGAGATCAAATGAACCTTGAGCAATCCCTGAAACACCTGCTCGGCAATGAGGGTGGCTTTGTCGATCACCCTCGCGACCCTGGCGGCGCTACGAACTTCGGCATCACGCAACGAGTCGCCCGAGCGAATGGTTATCAGGGTGACATGCGCAGCCTTCCGCTGTCGGTAGCGCTGTCGATTTACGAGAAAGATTACTGGGCTCCAATCAAGGCTGGCCAGCTACCTGATCATCTGCGATTCCATGTCTTTGACGCAGCTGTGAACAGCGGCGCAGGGCAGGCTATCAAGTGGCTCCAGCGTGCTGCAGGCGTTACGCAAGACGGTGTGATCGGCCCTCGCACCCTGTCAGCCGCATCAATGGTGACGCCGGCCAAGTACAGCGCTATACGCCTGCGCTTCATGACCGACCTGGCAACATGGCCAACCTTCGGCAAAGGCTGGGCTCGACGCATCGCTGACAATCTGGAGGTCGATGAATGAACTGGTCTGACATAGGCGGAATCGTTGGGCGCGCCGCTCCAATCGTCGGAACCCTGCTTGGCGGCCCCGCTGGCGCTGCTGTAGGCGCTTTGGTCGCTAGCGCGCTGAACGTATCGAATGACCCTGATGCGGTCAATGCTGCGCTTGTGGCGAGCCCTGACGCCATGATCCGTATTACCGAGCTGCAAACGAATGCTCGCGTACAGCTTGAGCAGCTCGCAGTGCAGATCGAAACAGTACGGATTCAGGCTGCTGGCGCGCAGTATCAGGCGGAAGCGGCTGACCGGGACAGCGCCAGGCAGTTGGCGGCCAAGCAACCAAATGATCTGATCCGCCCGACGCTGACCGTTGTCACGCTGGCTGGCTCGCTGTTTGTGGTGGTGGCGACCATGCTCGGCTGGGCGAATGCCGCGATCACTGATCCAACGGCATCCCTGACAGTGGGCATGGTGCTCGGCCTATGGCTGGGCATGACCAAGGAAGTCATGGGTTTCTGGTTTGGCATGACCAAGGAATCGCAGAAGCAGAACGCGATTGTTACCGACTTCGCCACCTCTGCTGGTACGGTGACGAAGCCGGATAAGTGATCAGCCGTGAGCGAGGCAGATGAGAAGTCCGCCCCACACGCCAACAACAAAGCCTAGACACCAGCCAGAAATCCACCATTTGAAAGGGGTCATTTCCGCATCGCCCTCAAAATAGCCGAAGTTGCTTTCCTGGCCGCGTACTTCTCAATGGTGTCGTCACTGAGCTCGCACAGGTTGATCGGTGTCTTGCCGCCTACCCAGTGCATCGGCTTCCAGGGTAGATCGCGGTGGATTTTGTTTTTCATGATGCGACTCCCTTACAGGTGCATGGCAGGCGGCCTTGATTGCAATCGCAGAAGCCGCGCCTCTTCTTGTCTACCACCAAAACCCACTCGCCACCCTTCTGGCCGCCGAGCTTAATCGAATAATCATTACCGCTGAACGCCATCTTCTCGGCCATGGCGAAGGCTGACTTCGGATCGAGCGTGGTCAGCGTGAAGCCTGTGCCGTCTTCGTGTTCACGTAGAACTTCGGTGATCATGGGATTCTCCAATTAAGCATCTTCAATTTTTATTGAATGAGTATTGCGGACGATCAGCTCGGTGCCTTCTGGGTCTCTCTTCTTCATCGCAGCCACTGCGATTGCTGGCGCTCTGTATGCCTGATAGCAATTGATCTGTTTTATAGCCATGGTCTTACCGTCTTTATCGATGAAGTTTACCAGCCAGTTTTGCGCCATTTCATTCTCTCCGCTGTTCGTTTCTGCTGCCAAGATCTTATGCCCGCATAATAACTATGTCAACACCAGATAACAAAAAGCCCGCACGAATGCAGGCTTCTGGTTTTACTGATCCATCGAGAACGGGTCGCCCTCTTCGTAGGCTGGCGGCGCGTCCTGATGCGCAGCCACGAGATCTGGCGTGGCGCGATCCAGCGGGTTGAAACCGCCAGCAGACAGATCGATATCGTCTTCGTCGACCGGATTGCGCTCGGCAGCCTGTCGGTCGAATTCAGCGGCGCTGCTGCGGGCCATGTCGATAAACTGTTGGCCGAGCGCCTTCTTGGTCTTGGCGTCCAGTTCGGACCATAGCGATTCAATGACCGTCAGTCCTTCCGCTGTTCGGCTGAGGATCGTATTGCGTGCGCGCTCAATAGCCGGATCAAGTTGCTTGCCGCCGTCTATCCATTTGCGCAGCGCCAGGCCTTCGCGGGCGCCAAGGTAGCCATCGGGCTTGTCGAGGATCGATTGAAGCTCGGCAGGGCATTTCAGAATGTCGCGGTATTTGCCCTGCTCATGAATCAACAGGCTCGCGGTCATCTCGAACATGAAGTTCTTTTCGCAGATCGGCTGAATACCAAGGCTGACCGGCTTCTTCGGATCGACAAAGCTGGTCTTCTCCCTAGCGCGCAAGCAGACAATGATATGCATGTCACACGTCAGTAGCGTATTCATGAAGCGCTTGTGTTCACGCTTGGCTTTCTTCCAGTTGGCGACCTTACCGCCGTCGTCAGCGATGTCTTCGCAGCCGCCTTCACCTTCCCATTCGTGGCTGGCCGAGTCGACCACCAGCACTTCGACGCCAGCCTCTTGGAATTCCTTGATGGCCGCCGCGTAGCGCTGTGGGGAAAACGGCGAATACAGGTCGCCGATCAGGAACTGCTGAACCTGTTTGTCCTTGTTGACGAGGATGTCGCTGTACAGGCTGCCGCGCTTGTTCTCGGTGTCGAGCAAGCCGACCTTGCTGGCGTCACCATTGGCGAGCCCCCAGGCGATCTGGAGCGCCGTGTAGGTCTTGCCGCTACCAGACACGCCGGATACGCCGAGCACGATCCTGGCGCCCTCACGGACAGCAGGGCGGATATTAAGAATGGACATGTATTGCTCCTGTCAGGGGTTGGCGCCCATTTGAGCGCCGGAAATAACGAAACAAAGAATAATAACTATATCACGCCTTCGCGCTTGAGTTGGTAGTCGGGCACATAAAGATCTTCGCGACCGCCGAGACCTGGCCACACATCAGCGTCACGGCACTTGCGATACATCTTGATGGCTTCGACCAACTGTTTGCGCCCCATCTGCCAGGCTTGAGGCTGCTCGCTGTGATCGCCGCGTGACCGCTCGTAAATGGTGAACGGCTTGCACAGATACGGCGCTTCCTTCTCCTGCGCCAGAATGATGTAGCCGGCCGGGTAGTGACCGTATGCCTGCTTGAACAGCTCGCACTCCATGGTGGCGCGCATCGGATAGCCCATGTCCGTAGCCTTGCGCCCGAACGTTTCGGTTTCAGCGTCCATCGTGGTCTTGTAGTTGACCAGCCATTCGCCCTTGGTCATCAGGTCGGGCCGGCATTTGAACTCGTCACTGACAATGGACAGCTCCGAGAAGCCTCCTTCGAACATGGCGCGGTTATCAGGATCGGCCATCAGCGAGTGGCGCATCGCCTCGATCTTGTCGAAGTCGACGACCGGGATGAATTCACGGCCTGGAAGCGCAGCGCGGAACAACTCCCGCTCGACGTCTTCGATGTGAACCTGCTCGCCTGTTTCGACGATGCGAGTCACCAGTTCGGCATTCGTGCCTGAGACCTTCAGGCCGCGCTCCTTGAGCCAGTCCTTGTAATCCTGACCCTTGGTCATGATCGACTCGTAAACGCTGCTATCGAAGTCTCTGGCGTATTCCTCGGCGAACCGCGCAGGTTCCAGCATCATGGCGTGCGACCAGATGCCGAAGTCCAGCGGCTTGCCTTTTGGCTGGTCGCCGAAGCGCGCCTTGGCAGCCGAGTGTTTGTACATCTTGAACAGGAAGCTACCGGATCGCTGCGGCAGATCTTGGTAGGCTTCGTTGGTGAGTTGGTCGGGGGTGAATACGGCAGTAGGCATTATTTAGCTTCCTTAACAACGCGAGTCATCGAATATTCGTGATAGGCAGGCTCTTGATCTCGCCATGTACGCGCTTCGATATCAACGATGCCATTGGTCCATACGGTGATGATTGGTCCATATTGCGGATCGCTATTGGTGCGCGCCAGAGTGAAGGACTTCTTTGGCTCATTGGCGAGCTGGCCAGCCATGGCGTGAACCAGATTCAGCAGACGGTAAATGTCGCCGCCGTCGCGACTGTTTGCGTGGATTGGTTTGATGTCAGCCATCACACAGCCTCCGCTTCATGAGTCAGGCATTTCAGCTTGCTGATGCGGTCGAGCAGATAATTGATTCGCGACTGGGATTCCGCCCGCACTTGCTCAAGAGCCTTTTCGACAATCTCGATCTCCTTCTCGCGGCCGTCAAAGTCGCCAATGTTGAACTCGACTTCTTGAGTTGCCAAAAGCGTGTATTGCTGGAGGCAGCTTAAATCCTGGTCGCGGATAACATAGGCGGCCCGGTCACCGTCAACCTCATGATGCAGATAAACCGTCTTCTTGATGATCGTCATTCTTGTATTGCTCCTGTCGAGGAATGTCTGTTTCGGTAGCGAGAGATTAAGCCCGTATAATAACTATGTCAATCGTTTCTATGCGATGAATGACAGATAATCGGCGTAGGCCAGCTTGAACTGCTCGAAGCCGTAGCAGATGCAGGCGAAGTGGCCGGCATCGGCGGCAGCCTGGAGAAATTCTCGCTGCTCCTTTCCCACTTTGGATTTCGTGCGGTCAAGGCGCTTAAGCTCAAATATTCCCGGAAGCCTGTTGAGATCGAGAATGTCAGAGGCCCCAGTCTTGACACCCTCTTTTATCCTCGTCTGGAGGTGGCTGCTACCACGTCCACTGGCCTCGTTAGGGATATGCAGGATAAGAGGCCAGCGCTCGGGAAAGTTGTACTTCAGCCAGGATGCGCAATCGATTTGCTCGTATCGCTCCAAGCGGCATTCTCCGCGATAGCCGCTGTCGTAGATGCGGATCATACGAGTTCGATCCCATGGCCGAGCCGTGGCATTGGGTGATCCCATGTATTCGGGAACCAACCCCAGTACGGACACCAGACACCATCACTGCCAATCATGACAATCCAGTGCGAATGGTTGTCGCCAGCCTTGTATCTGGCCCGCCGAATACCGCGCTCGGTTGTCTTGACCTTTTTGGCATCGATACCAAGCTGAGCCAAAACTTTCAACAGGTCCGAATAATTGCTGCATCCAGGGCCTCGTCCTAGCGCTATTCTCCAGGCCGTCTCGATTTCTTCATAGGTCTTGCTGGTCAATGATGCGAGCGCCGCAACCCCGCAGTCGTTGTGTTGACGCTGACGAACCCCACTCATAATGCCACCTCCACTTCCGCATACCGCCGACGCCCAATCGTCCAGCGGCTCCCCTTCTTCCGCGCCGACAACTCAGCCGGAACCGGGATCAGCTCAATATTTTCCATCACGGTTTCAGCCTTCATGGCCCGAAGACGCAAGCGAGACCGCTGATCAATCGGCAGCGCATCAACGAACTTGCCCCAGATGATGTTGTTGACCTTCTTGTTATCGCCGGCATGCGGATAGAAGATCTCCATCGGCGTGTCGCCGGTCGACAGTTCGTATCGGAACCAGAGTTTGCCGCCTGATCCGTGGCCCGCCTTCATCGAGCGGACCGGAATCGACTCGCCATCGGAATAACTCTTATTGTTCAGCACGGCATTCGGATCTATTAGCATGCGGCGGCATGACCGGCACTCGCGAGCCACCTGATCGTTCTGCGTCATGCAGCCAGGGCACAACCTGAAGTGCCAGAAGTGTTCGCAGCGCTCGCCCTTGCTGTCGCGATAGATGCAGCGGCGCGCCGAAGGACTGTTCATGGTTTGAATGCCCAGGTCGGCCATGCACTTCGGACACTCGATCAGATCCTTCTTCTCCTTCTTCGCCTTCTCCAGCTCGGCTTGTTCAAGGATCTGATTGTCGTACAAATGCCCGAGCGTGTTCATGACGTCGGCGTAATCCATTACCAGAGCATCAGGCTTGCTGCTGGCCGCGATCAGCTCCAGGCGATCAGCCGCAGTCAGGCCGAACAAGTTGGAGCGCTCGAACATCGGGACTTCGCCGTCAAGGATCAGCAGGCGCAGCACTCGACCGATAGCTTGGATGAGCAGAACCAGCGATCCGATTGGCCGCATGAATACCAGCGTGTCCCACCAGGGAACATTGACCCCCGTAGTCAGCACGGCGACGTTGATCGTGTACTTGATGACGCCGGTTTTCGCCTGATCCAGAATCCGGCGACGATCCTTGTCCTTGGTCTTCTCGGTGATTACGCCAATGGTGTCAGGATCAACGCCAAGGTCTTTCATGGCGGCAGCAATCTGCCTGGCGTGCCGCTGGGTTGCCGCGAAGATCAAGACACCCTTGCGGCTGGCTGCCTTCTCGATTACGTCGGAACATACCGCCAGCAGCTTTTGGTGGTCGCTGACAATGGCGTCCATCTCGGCTTCGTCGTATTCCCAGCCGTTCGGGTTTAGGTGGCTGAAGTCGTATTGCTTATCCGTGTCATCCGGATAGCCAAACGTCGGCGGCACGACCCAGCCTTGCTCGATCATGAATTCGGTAGTGATGATGCCGTCGCCTACGCCACCTTCTGGATAATCAGGATCATCCGGCTTGATGCTGGCGAACTTCCTCCACAGGTGCTGAGGCGTATCGCCGACGATGGACTCGATGCCTCGAAAGCAAGACCCGCTGAAGCACGCCAAGCGCATTCCTGGTTTGCAGTCGTAGAAGTGCTCAAGGATCTTGACCGCCATGCTGTCCGGCTTGTCGTATGGGATCTGGTGGCCCTCATCCCACATGATCAGGTCCGGGTGAAACTTCTTCATCAGTGCGCGCTGCTCGGGAGTCTTGGCCATTTCATCGGCGGTGTACATCGAGAAACGATATTGACACTTGCGCGGCTCTGGTTCGTCGCCTTCCTTTTCTTTTACGCCGAAACCCAGGGCGCGAGAAATAGTGCCCTCGGTGGCGTAAACAACCTGAAAGTAGGTCGACTTGACCTTGCCGCAACTGGCGCTGAACAGCGAGTTATTGAGCAGCTTCGACTCGTCGTTGAATTCCCAGGCTGCCGCCGAGTTCTGCATGCACAATTCTCCTTGCCTTTGAATCACAAGGACAAAAACACTTCTCGGCCTTGCGGCTCCAAGCGCTGCTTTTCGAACCGCAAGAGCCAGGGCCGCAATTATTACGGACTTGCCAGACGAAACGGAGGCATTACAAACTATCGGGGGGTGAATCTCCCGATCATGCCACTTAGTCATCTCGCGTGACCTGAAGTGCTTCTGCATTGCTGCCACAACTGGCAGCTGATGTTCCAATAATGGCATTTTATGCTTCCCTTGGTTTTATGTAGCGAATCCTGAGAGCGGCAGAAATTCTTGGGTCATCCTGAATGTCAGCGTATGCGCATGCATATTTGTGTTTTCTTTCTCGCCAAGCTTCGTGTGCGGCTTCCGGCGAAAGGAAATACCCGAGCCTGTCCCTGGTGCCGGTAAATGGATTTCCGCATGCCGCCTGAAATCTTTTATCTCTCTGATTCCACGAGACGCCTATAGGCCATTCACCACGAGCGGCACCGGCATCAGTTAAAAACTTGTTCAGATCCTGCGTAACAAATACGCACCTATCTGCCGCGTACAGCTTATTGCCCGGGTGCAAAATGTCTTTGTCTAGCTGCTTTCCGGAGTAACCTTGCGTTGCCATCCATGAGCTAAACGATGAAAATTTAAGCCATTCAGGGCATACGGCGCACTCAAGATACGTTGGCGCTCGGCGCAGCTCCCTCTCGTTGTAGCATCGACCAAGCATGCCGCACCAAGCTGAATACAGAGGGCATCTCCATGCGATCGCATACTTGCCGTTTCGACGCTCGAAAGAATAAACCTCATAACTGGCGTCGTTAACACCGACTCCAAATAGCAGTTTGTTTTTCGCCCGCATAAATTCAACCCACAAAAAAGCCCTTTGACTGTTCGCTGGTGAGACTCCCGGCAGGACTTGGATCGACGGCGGTCAATCCTGCAAGGAACAGCGAACATCAAAAGGCTCTGGTTAGCCGTCGATCCTGTTTTGCTTCGGCGTCTCACGGCCTGCGCAAAACAATTATGCCCTCACTCGATTAGCAATTCAACCTGGCGATCAGCATCCGGCGCCTTGCCAGATTCGCGCATGTCATTGACGGCCTGGAGCAAGTCGGCCAGCGCGTGAGAGCTGACGCGGACTTCAGTGTCTTCTGGCCGATCAATATCGCGGAGGACGTCGGCAGCCAGTCGATTGATAAGCACAACAGCAGCCGAAACGATCATGTCAATCTTCGGGCGACTCGGCGCAGCAGCCTTCTTGGGCGCCGCAACCTTGGCTGTAACCTTTCCCTTGCCGAGATCTTTAGCGGCTTCCTGGCGGCGCTCCAGCTCGGCAGGTGCGTCATCACCATGCTCGCGAGTCAGCTTCACGGCCTCGGTTGCGCTGATCGATCCAGAGTCGACCGCTGCTAGAACTTCCGGCTTTGCGCTGGCCAGCAGAATCATCTGATCGACGTGCGCCAATGACTTGCCCATTTCGGCAGCGATATCCTGGCGAGTCATGCCGTGTTCATCACGCAGCGAAACATAGACGCGACCACGCTGGACAGGATCAAGTGGCAACTGGCTGTTGCTCTTGGCGACCATGGCCTTGCGTTGCGCTGGCGTACCCTGGAACGGAACAACACTCACATAACCATCGAAGCGATCCGGGTATGCGCCAGCGAAATCGCTGTACGCCCAGTATCGGCACTCACCGTCAACCAGTTCGATGTCGCCGGTTTCTGGATTCGTCCAGACGACCAGCGCGGGGATTGGCTCGCCAGCAATCAGCGCGGCAACGATTGAAGCAATATGAAGTCGCACGTCTTCGCGCTGAAAATCGCGCTCATTGAAGCCGTTGACGATCTTGATTTTGCTGTGCAGTGCGCGAATCGAATCGCCACGTTTTGCAGCAGTGTTTTCTTTGTCTGATGCGATATTGTTGAGGGTAAAAGCCATGCTGTCTTGCTCCTGTCATTTCTGTGCGGATAACAACTATATCAAACCATCGAATCAGTTGTCGCGATAATTAAAGTCTTTGTCGAATTTGCAGCCTGTTGAGCCGGCTCGGTGCGGATGATGGAAACAATCGGAATGACAGGGCAGGTATCGGCCCAGCTTCAAGCGCATCTGCACAACCTCGACTCGGTGCCGGTATTCGTCCTTGCGCCAGTCTCGGGCGCAGCATATACATTTAGGTTGGATGCGATAGGCGTCTGGGTGTTTCTTGAGCTTGCGCCTGGCCAAGCAATTTCGGCATCTGCTATGCGTTTTCATTAATGGATTCTCGATTGCCATAATTGTCGCTCCGGTGGTACTATCCGCGAAACATAATCACTATGTCAACACGGAATTCAAATATGCCTCCAATTGACCTTCAGCAGGACGACCGGGGCCGAGTGCTTGCAAGCCTGATCGATGAATATGGCTCTGCGGCTGCGCTTGGTCGCGCTGTCGGCGTCTGCCAACCAGCGGCGGCACTCTGGGTTAAAAGGGGCTACATGTCCCGTCGAGCCGCCTTCGCGCTGGCGGAGAAGACCGGGCGAATGAAAGAAGAGTTTCGACCTGACCTGACTGCTGAAGAATGGGCGCAGGAATTCCCAGGTCCGAATCCAGGCGTTAAGCCAGTGGCAATCACCGGTGACGCCAAGTTGCTGGTCAGCCTAGCCAAGCAATTTGGCAGCGTTAAGGATCTGTGCGCGGCGGCATTCATCAGTGTCAGCGACTATCACACGTACAAGTCACGCGGACGCATTCCGGCGATCAAGTTGCCCACGCTGCTGAGCCTTCAGAAGTGAGCGGTCAACTCGTACCGCAACACGTCGTCGACCGCGCCAACGAGGATATTGTCGGCGTGATTCGAGGGTATCTGCCGGAGCTTAAAAAAACCGGGAAGAACTGGTCGGCTCGCTGCCCGTTCCATCAAGAGAAGTCGGCGAGCTTCACGGTCAACGAAGGAAAGGAAATGTATTACTGCTTCGGCTGCGGCGCCGGCGGCGATGCTGTCGGCTTTGTCATGAAGCATCAGGGTGCTGATTTCCGTGATGCCGTACAATCGATCCTTGGCGAGCTGAATCTTGAGTCGGTCGAAGCCAGGCCGCGCACGCCAGTGATTCGCGCAACTCGATGCGATCTGCCAGGCCACGCCGAAGACCGCGAGAAGGCTACGCAGATCATCCGAAACGCCGACGCATCGCCGAATCACTCATACCTTCTGCGCAACAACACTTCACCCGAACACGGATGCTTAATCTTGAAAGGCTCTATCATCGTCCCGCTCATCAACAACATTTCCGAAGAGGTCAACGTTGCCGCGATCAGTAGCAAGGGAATCACCTATGCCGCTGGCAATCCATCCTTTGGCTCAACCGCAATCCTTGAGCCGACAGACACTGGCGAGCACGACGGCAAAACAATTATCTGCATCGACTACGCGCACGCCTGGCGAATCTGGTGGTCGCAGATGGGTAAGTCCAGAGTCCTGTGCGCCATGGAATACGACAACTTCAATTGGATGCTGGCCAATTGCAAGGACCGATTTACCCACATCGGTTGCGACCCGTCAGAGGCTGATCACCACATTGAAGAAGGCCGCGCAATCATCGCGCTGCCACTCGACCCGTACGCCAAGGTTGACAGACGGCAGTGCTGCGCATAACCTGAAGTTCCTCGGCAAGCTCCTGTCAAGCGCCCGCCAGGCAACCCATCTCCGGATGGGTTTTTTATTGGCTGCGATTTGCTGCTGGAGAAAATGCGGACGTAAAAAAGCCGACTTATTTGGTCGGCTTGGTATTACTGGAAGCGTTGACTAATGGATCATATGCTTGCGCTCATTGTTTTTTCAATCTGCAAAACTCGCAGGTCTCGCGACATCCTGACTTTGCGGAAGGATTAGCCCAGAAGTACTGCATTTCTCTGGCCGTCCCGCATTGCAAACACTTCTTGGCCAGCACGCCACCGATCGTCACCATCTGGCCGCGCCTTAGCCTGTCAAGGTCGTTAGTCGGCAGATCCTGGTAGTAGCGGACGTAGCTGACACCGTACAGCTTTGCTGCCAGCTTGCGAGACCCCAGGCGAAGGACGTGGAATCGAAGTTCTGATTCAGGCGCGATCATAATGAATATCCCATTGCCGAAAGTGCAGCTTCAAGTCTTGGTGTTTTCGGAGCCTCAATCGCAGCAGCGATTAATTCTTTCATCTGATCGCGGCGTCTTGCGTTGCCGGCACGATTTAGCTCGCGCTGGCAGCCGACGCAACAACCACTCGGCAAGTAGCGACGACCAGCCCATTCAGGATGCTTGGCGCAATCTTTGCCGTAGAACGATCTCATTGATTCAGCTCCTTGACCTTGTCGAGGCAGGCGAAAACTGGAGTTAGTTCAATACCTTCAGCCATCAGGTCGTGCGCATGATCGGCGCAACGAGTGAATTCCTTACCGTCCTCGTAAATCCAGCCCACCGATACCTTCGCGGGCTGCGAGGTGTAGAGCTTCGTTCCGCTATCAAGAACCGTAGGCATGATTGCCTGTATGACACAAGATGATCCGGTTTCAGAGTTCCATGACGAACTAACGACCACCGCCACCGCCTCACCCTGCCCACCCTTCAGCCGCTCGATTTCATCCTTCAACCGTTCGCGCTCTTTGATCAAAGCGTTACGCGTTGGGAGTTGTCGCAGCCGCTCAATCTCCGCAGCCTGCCGTGCGATGGTGGCTTGCAGTTCGGCGAGTTCTACCCGGTATTCTTCCCATTTCACCCAGCTATCTTCGTCCGGCTCTGGGTCTTCAATCATCCTGGCGCATTCATCTATCCGATATGCAAGTACGGCAGGCTGGCGCTCGACGACAGGGGCAGTACTGGTTAGCAACCGCTCTACAAAAAGATCGAACTCTTCCGCCGTGAAGTTGTAGCCATCGCCGTTATCGGCTGGCTGGCCTTCTTCAAAAGCCATCTGATGGATTACATCTGCTTCAATTTTACTGCTCATTCGCTTGCTCCTTAAATCGCGCAACTCGACGGGAAAGCAGCAGGTCGTTTTCATCGCAGACTTTAACTGCGCCCCAGTGCAGGCCATCCATTATTGAAATCGCTTCAGATGGGCATATGCCGCCGCGTTCTGCCAGTCGCTCCAAAGTTTGCCCATGGTTCTTCATGGCCTGTTTTTCGCTGAGCATGGCCATTGGCATGTTCTTCAGGTGCTTGCTGCCCATGATCGGCATTGACTCGCGGTTCATTCGCTTGCTCCCGATTCGGTGGGTTTGTTCTTCAGTGCTACTCCAGCCGGGCATGAGCAGTAACCGCGCCAGTCGCCAATAGCGTCTATGTATTCGCCGGAACCGTCACATGAAGTACAAGTTTCGGATACCGATTCGGTGGGTTGGGCCAGTGCTGCATGAATTCTGCCGAGCAGGTTGTCGCGATACGGGATCGTTGCGGCTTCACGCAATAGCTCAATCAAGGTCGCATTCCGCTGCTCGGCGGCTGTCAGGCGCTCGGCCTGTTTGTGGATCTCCGTGGTCAAGAACGCAATGCGCTGTCGCAAGTGATCAGCCTTCCCTGATTCGGCCAGCTCTTCCCGCAGCGTAGACAGTTCGGATTGGGCGGCGTCGTAGTCTTTCGAGTACACGTAATAACCGGCTGCACCCTTGAAGGTGTATCTCTGCACTTCTGATGCAAGTGGAATATTGCGACCTGTTGCTTGGTTTAAATTCACTTCACTCATTTTTCAAACCTCCGATAGTCCGTTATGAAACAGGCGGCACGTCAGCGCTGCCGTGATTATTGATGCGAGAAGCCAGTAGGCGAGCAGGGTCATATAGGCGTTCCGTCGTAGCACTCGTAGCCGCCACCGTCTGATGCGCCGAAATCCATGTCGCTGATATCGATGTCTTCGCATTCTTCAGCTGAAGCAAACAGACGATCCGCGTATTTCTGGATGTTCGACCGCTTCAAAACTCCAGCGCAACCCGACGCTTTCAGGTGGTTGCCTGGGTTCTTCTCTTCCCAGTAAGCCTTGTTGTGACCGAATGACTTAAGGCTGGCGGCGCACGCTTTCGAGCAGTACTTTGCCCAGCCGCGCTTGCGGTCGGCGGTGCGCGCCATGAACCGGCACGCGCACCACTTGCACGAAACTTCAATGGTCGCCGCCATAATCAATCCTCACTCTGTTTCCCGGCATACGGCTTTCCGCATCTCGGGCAATCACCATGGTTAGAAATCCACTCAGCCGAATAGGCGCTCTTGTGGCAGTAAGTGCAGTTGACCATTACGAGGTCTTCGGGCGGATCAAGGGGCGGGCCGCCGATGTAGATGCGATTCGATGGAGTCACTGATTCACTCCAGCCAAAATAACGATTACAACGATGGCTGCCAGGCTGATGATCAGATCGTATTTAGTGGCTGGCATGGCTGACCCCTATCGGAATTCAATCGGGAGGAAGGGAGCGTTCTCGGCACTGAGCATGTACCACAACTCATAGGCAAGAGACGGCTCGACAAAGCGGAGGTAGCCCATCGAAATATCGGCGACCTGGAGTCCTTTGTAGCGGCGGCGGTCTTTCATGAATTACCCCTGCTGGCGGATTTGTTTCTACAAGGGCAATCCTATTCCCGCCTAATAACTATGTCAAACTCTAAACGACAAAAAGCCCGGATTTCTCCAGGCTTCGATTATCGCGATAACAATTAGGCCGCGAGCAATTCTTCCGGGGCGTCCTTGCGATACTTGGTAAGCAACCGACGTACCTGGCCTTCGAAAAGCGCGCGCTGCTCATCGGGCAGGTGTTCCCACAAAACAACGGCGTCATGCCAGAGCGCGCCAGTCAGCGTGTTTTCTTGCTGGACCTGAATGCCGACGACTTCGGGGGCTGGAGCCGGTTGGACTTTCGCCTTGGCCGCATCTCGTTCGGTCTTGCGCGCTCTGGCGATGTCATCGCGTACGGCCTGCATCAGGTCGTAATTCATCACCTTGAGCTTCAGTCGGTAGGCGGCGCGAATGGTCGACACATAGAACGTGACAGCTCGCGGCGCTGCCTTTGTCGTGTCGCCAGGCATTCTTCGACCTGCTTTCTGACTCCAGCCGTTGGCCTTATAGGCCTCTTCGACCATTGCGTTGAACTTGTCCAGCGTAGTGGCCTTGGCCGCTTTGATCGCGGCCAATATGCCCTTGGAGATATCCTCGACAGCATTGGCCGCCGATTGGATTTGAGTGAATATTTCTGCGAGATTTTGCGTTTTGGTTTTCATTTGTCACTACCTCAAGCTGTCAGATTGGGTAGCGTCCGTGCGGTGTACTGCGCCGTCGTTGTCATGTCTGTGCGGCAACCTTGAGGCTAGTCGGCATAATAACTATGTCAAATACCACAGTCCCAGTTCAGACGAACGGTAGCAGACACCTCATCCTTGTCGCCGGTTACCTCACCTCCAGGCCAGAAGCAGTGGAAAGTTTCGGCGTCAAGGCGCTTTAGAACGAAAAGGCCTAAGGTCCATAGCCCTTTCTTCTGTTGTTGCCAGGGGAGCTTGGTCGGTGGTGGCGCAATGATCCGCTCCATTGATGCCAGGCGGCCGCAGAAGATCATGGCGGTGATGCGTAATTCTTCCTCTTCGGTTTCTTGTGGTCGCGGGACGATGTGGCGGCAGGATTTGCCGTCAGTGAAAGTCAGGTCATATATTTTCACCGGTTATCTCCTCGCAAATACCAATCAGCTCATCAGTGCAACCATATGCCGATTTGCTGGCGATGATCGATGACGGCAGCCGTGTAACCAGATCCGCGCACGCCGCCCAGTAATCGAAGCGGGCATTGGTCAGCAGATCCTTGGCAATCAGTACGGCGGTCGGGTGCTCGATGTCGGCTGACAGGAATTGCTGCTGGGCCGATTCCAGGTTGGTGCGGAGTTGGTGGATTGTGGTCATGGTTTCACCTTTAGGCCGTGAGCTTCGATTGCTTCGATGCACTGATAGATTGCCCCGGTAGCGCCGTCATCGCACTGATCTTCTGGCTTGGGCAACTCAATCGCCAGCGACTCTCGTGATGCTTGCCAGCCTTCCCACCTGCCCTGATGGTAAACACATCCCACGTGGGCTAACTCGGTCATATATCGCCCACCCTCTTTACCTCCCTCTTCCGACCACCAGATTCCAATCGGCACTGGGAATTTAGCTTCAAACTCTTCACGCATTTTATCGATATTCATTATTTGGTGCTCCTGTCAGAAAGGGATCAGATCTTGCAGCCAGTAGTCATAGGCCTGTTTTGGCGTCCAGCCGTGGCCGTCATAATTGATTCCGCCGCGACACTGCCACCATTGTTCGCCGCGAAGCCTGCCGACAACCTTGATGCGCGGCTTTTGCGCATACTTCTTAGTGATGCGATTGCGCGCCCAGCGCCCATATTCCTCGCCGATTATTCCTGTCATAGCCACGCCTCTAACCGTTGCACGGCAAGCGCCAATCGCTCGCCGTCCTGTCTTCCCAACCTTTCCCCACGCTCAATCATCGACCTGGCGCACTCCCAGATCAGCCATTCAGCGCGGATTTCTTTGTTCTCTTTGTGCTTTTGCTCGTACTGAGTGACGCTGTTTTCGGTCCAAATGAAGGTTTCCGCATCAATAAACGACCCAAAAACACCTGTTTTCTCCATTTTCATCAGAAAGCCATTGCGCAGCTCGTCGATCCGAAACTTCCTGAGCTTCAGATCTTCAGCGGTAATCGGAACCTTTATCCCGTATTGGGCGCGGATGGCTTCTTCGAAGGTCATACGATTTCAATCTTCCCGGCAGTGGTCACCGAAAGCGATCCGGCGGTGATCATGGCGTCAATCCTGGCGGTTGCGATCTTGAATCCAGCTGGCATAGCCTTGAACGGTTTGCGATTCTTCGCCCTGAGTGCCAGCGCTCGGCGCTCCATTGGCTTGCCGGTCAGGATATCGATTATCGTCTCCTCCTCGGCTTGCGATCCTGACTCGCCAGCACTGTTCAAGATCCCTTTGATGTGCTCTGACAGCATCAAAACCAGCTCAATCGACTCTTCGATGATCCATGTTGGGATGATCTCAGGCACTTTGCAGTTGTTCGAGATGCATTCGATGACATGGATGTTTCCGGCGATCTTCATGACGTGCGTTTCGATCTTGGCCAGCCAGCCCATCATGACCATTTCGCCTGCCATCTTCAGGTCATAGAGATAGCTCTCCGTCGAGTTCTTTGCCTCGCGCAGAATCCGATAGCCTTCGTCTGATGCCTTGATCCTGATCAGATTTTCTGGGTCCATGACGACCCGCTCGTCATCGTCGGCGCCATGCTGCTTTAAAGCCATGCCTGAATAGATGTCGACACAAGCCCCGCACGCCTGCTCGAACGCCTCCTTTTCACGTCGCGTCGGGAAGTGACCTTCGTTTCTACGGAAGCCAATCGGATCAGGCTCGGCCAGGTAGATGAACCGCTCAGCCATCCCGGAGCCTCCAGAGGCAGACAGGACGCGCTTACTGCTCCCAGGCTGAGCGATGATCACCACGCAGCCCTGAACCATGCCAGTGAATGCCTTGCGGCCTGCTCGCATGCCGGACACGTACTCGCTGGCGTACCCCTTTAGAATCAGTTCGTTGGTGCTGGCAAACGATCCGTTTTCAGGGAACAACGATTGCAACCCTGACTGCTCGGCGCTAGACACCACGAACCGGCCTTCTGAGCATCCAGAAAGGAAGCCGTCGATAGATGCCGACGTGCCGTCAGAGGTCTCGCTGAACGTGCGCTTCAGGTGCTGCTCGGCGGGAATGTCACGCTCCTTCATCTCGCGATTGATACCGCCGACCTTCTTGTTGTGCGCAGCCACGCCCAGGCGATAAGGCTTCATGCCGACATCTAGCAGGTAGCTTTTCATCATGGCGGGCGGCTGCTCAATGATCGTGTACATGCCAAGGGCGATACAGGAGTCAGTCGAGTACTGAGTCGCATACGCCATCGACACCGAACAACTGGCAGCCGACAACAGTGCAAAGAAAGTACTGACTTCAGGAAACTCAATCTTTTCGTGAACAACTTTAGTCAGCTTACCGATAGTTGTGCCGAGCAATCTTTCACTCATCTGGAGCAATACCGGAACAAACTCCGAATCGTCCTGAGCTTGCTTCTTTACCTTCGGCTTGTACTGCTTTCTTTCTGGTTTCAGCTCTGGCAGCGGAACTTCTGTTGCGGCGACATGATCGATGACGCCGATATCAAATGCAGATATAGCGAACTCATCGTCGTCAGGCATGACAGTTGTATATAGCTCGACTGGAGCAACATCAAATGCAGGCGGATTACTGATATCGATATCCATTATTTGATCCGCCAAATACGGTAGCCGTCGCCCTCTTTGCGGCGGGTCATTTTGAAGCCGTTCTTGTGCCACCTGGCATACGAATAGGCGGCGCTTGCACAGGCTTCAACCTCGCTGAGCAGGTCATAGTATTTGCTGCCGCCGACCGGCCAATCTGCAAAATTGTAGCGATTCACCTTCGGAATCGGGACACCCACATCTGTCTGCATATCGTGATCCTTTGCGTCTTGGTTATCTTGCTTTCGGCGATTCTGCGTCAATCAAAAAATCTAGTCAACCTTTGTTCTCATCTTGTTCCTTTCGTTCCCTTCTCCATCTTACTTCTCTAAGGTTGGTGCAAATTTGTGCCCGTTGTGCCCGAGTTGTGCCCGAAAAAGAGCACAGGTCTAGGCCACGTAGAATAAGGGCTGGAGGCATTCTGTGCTCTTGTGCTCCTTTTTTTAAAAAAACACCCTTTTTACGAGTTATTGATTATCAGTATCAATTAACGTGGTAGCGTGCAAATTTCCGAATGTGCGAATGACGGGCACACGGGCACAAATTCATCAAAATGCTCTGGAGGCCACGTATTTAAAGGGCTGGAGCTGTGCTCTTTTGACGGGCACAAAAAGAGCACACGGGCACAAATCGATTTCCTTACCAGAAAGTCAGGATTTCAAATCAGCAAGAAAATTTCCTTTGATTGTCGCGATAATCGTTTGACATAGTTTGCTTGGCGGGAGATGATTCGTTTCGTGGTGAATGAGCAGGTCGATGCTCAGCAAGGGCCGGAAGCTTGGCGGATCTGAACAACGGTATCCATCCCGTAACTCGCGCAAGTCCCTAAACAACTCCAAGCCGGAGATCGACACCGGCCACCACAATTTACAACGCTCTTTAAATCTGAAGTTGTTATTCGCGTAATCACTGAAGCATTTTG